ATTCTGCAACTTGTCCATGAGGTCATTCATCTGCTTGCACGCTTTGCCAGCATTTGTTTTTGGTTCCTCTGCACACAGCTCGCTGACATCCTTTCCAAACAAGCGTGCGTTTGCAAAATCGTTAACTCTCCTGGTTGCGTACGCCCAGTTGGTTTCTTGTATGGTTGGCCACGACTCGTTCCTGTAAACGACTGTGCTCATGGAAACCTGGTCCATCACTTGCCCCGCATAGTGTGAATCCTGGTTACTGATGGGCGTGGCCATGTAGATACCTTCTGCATTCCTGAGGATGGTCGCCAGGTAAGCACCGTTGGAGTCTACCACGGCGTCCACCAGAGACGCATTGCCTGTAGCTTCGAGCCATTTCTTCGTCTCCACATGATTCTTGAACCACATGGGAGATTTGGGCATCGTGGTCGAACGGACGCTCCTGTCTACGGCGGGCACAAAGGTCTTGACATCCTCAATGTTGACTGTGCTGAAACCAGTGGGGTTCGCTCTGGTCTGTGCGAAACCACCTTTGCAGATGGGAACTCCCTCAAAGCTGACCTCTTCATTTGGGAATGTGGATCCAGCAGGAGGAGTGCCAGCTTTGGGTTCAGTGCTAACTTCAAAACACAGTTGGTAGATCTGCTGAGGAAGAGGCACGTCTCCATATGTCACTCCGTCTATGGTGTATATCTTTGCACGGGTGGTAGAATCAACAAGGTACTCCTGCGTGGCTGTCTGCATGTAGATCGTCCCGTTCGTAACGGAAAGACCTTCATACGTAGCAAGATCGTAATCTTGCCCTATGTCCATGATCGGGTAGTTGGGTTGATAACCACTGTCTCTAGCTGCCTGTTCAATGTTACCAGAAACCACGTCGGGGTGGTGTCCACTGGCAAAATTGGGACGACTTTGGTAGTCAAATCCTCGCAGCTGATAGGCCTCATAACCCCTCCCAGTAGCAACTTGGTTGATGTTCACTTTCACGTCGTCGAATTTGTAGTTGCTGTCTTGTCCTCCGTCGGTGTACACGAAAAATCCTTCCACGTCAAGTTTGGGGGCATCTGTCGTGACTCTCCCGTTCTGAACCATGTCTACTGGCCACATGTACTTGGCACCGTCGTTGAGGTAAGCAGACCTGATCAGGGGGATTGGGATCTCCGAACCATATGCGTTGTAGATGGCGGTGTAGCAGACTATCACAATCTGTCCGTATTTCGCTCCTTCTCGCAATTTGGTGCGCGTGATGACACTCTTGATGTTAGGGTCTGTCACTTGGTCCACAGTTGGGTTGAAGACTATGCTAGCAGAACCTGGTCCACTCATTGCCAGATCTATCTTAGCACTGCAAGCGATGTCCAGTTCAGTCAGAGAAGCTGACGTTCCCCAGTTGTTGCGGGAAAACATTGCTGGTATGGCGTACATTCTCAGTTTACCACCTGTTGACGAAGAACTCTCGAGGCTGAGGTTGACTCGCAGGAAACCCATGAAAGCTTCGTGGAGGTCTGCGAACACAGTCCCTTTTCCGATCAACGATGGGTCCCAGGGGTCAAAGTCAATTACTCTCAGCACTGTCCCTGATGGGGTGGTGGTGTTTAGGTTGATCGTCTCGACGTAGATGTTCTTTCCTGCCATGGACGAAGCATCTCCTAGGTAGCCTGACTGTAGCAATCCTTCTCCCATCATGCCAGCTCCACTGTCCAACACAGTGGGTCCCACATCTGTAGAAGACATGATTGGAGCCACGGGCTGTACAGCTACCGCTGATCCCATCTCTGCTGGCGCATGATTCATGCCGTCTGCAGGCATATCCCCTGAGGTGGGTGGAGCAGGAGGACGTGGGTGGTCCTCACCGGCCTGTGAAACTGCTATGTTAGCGTCCATCAGGGTTATCTGCATCTCGGGAGAGAGTGGGATCCTGTGTTGCCGCATAAAGTGCACAAGTGTTGCTGCGCGTGCGGCTGTTTCCTTCAGGACACGTTCCTTAGCTTGGCGTAGCCTGGCAGTCCTTGGTCTGGTGTTGAGGGCATCTTGGTGGGCGTCCAATGTGTTCTTCATGTCTACTTCAGGGTTGTACCAACGAAACAGGACCACAGGATATGGTTTCTCGTCTTCTGCATGGTACGCCTGTTCACGTTTTAGGGGGAAGTCCGTGAATTCTTCCTTCTCTACAGTAACATGTCTGTAGTGTTTCTGCAACCCAGCATAGTCGGTGCGGGCAAGCACACCTACAGTCCAAGTAGCGGAGTTGACAGCGTGCTGCAACATAAGGTTGCGAGCCATACGCATCTCTCCACTCGGGTCATGCTTCTTAGGCAGCCCAAACGGTGGATTGATCACACTCAAATCCACTGTATCCAGGGGTGTCTTCTCTGTGATTCCGCCGTGTACTGTATCGTAGAGTTTCTCCAACACTGGGTGGTGCGTCTCGTTCAGTTCATAAGCTGTGGCAGTTGCTCCTCCTAGGAGGGGTCGCAAAGCTCCGGCACCAGCTCCAACGTCTATCCCTGTGCTCACATCCTCTTCGGGCAACAGCTTGACTAGTTTCTTGATGATGCATGGTGGAGTTGCAACACACTGCCTCTCTAACAACCCTGTCACTCCTGGTGTGAAATCATGAACGATGATGGTGACGGCGTGAATGTTGTGTTTCTTCATGGCATGTTCACAATCCTTCCAGTCAAGCATGTCTAGGCCAGCTCCCATTCTTGGAATGTGGACCAGTGTCACGCCCATCTCGTGCATGAGACAGAACCAAGCTTGCAAGGCGTACTCGTAGTCCCGCAGTATCGGTTTATGGTCAGAATACTGTTTCGTAACGAGATTGAACACAATGCGAGGGTCTTCTGTCACGACACAATCTCCTATCTTGGGTTTCTGCTGCAAGAAGTGGGGGCGTACTAACGGCCAACGTCTTGTGATCTGTTCAGCGACGCCTGCTCCCATGCAACCATCTACGGCAACACAATGAGCTATGGCCTCGCGTTCTGGGACAGCTAGCAGGTCTGTGTAACACAGGGATGAAGTTTCACTCCTTGCTTCCGGCTCATCCAGGTTGTACCAGTACCTGAACACATCATCCAAATGCCCATTCAGAGCTCTGTCAAAAACGTCAGCTACATCTTTTAGCATGACGAGTCGTTTTGCCCTGTTTGGAGATAAGCCTTCGTTTGGGGTTTTCAGGACCGTTTGTACCGCTTTCTCGAACTCGGCATCTTCAGTCACGAGGCATCTGATCAACTCGGGGCTACGGAGTTGGGGGAACTTCAGTTGGAATCCCACATCAAACTCTACCCACGGCATCGCTGCTGCACGTTTTAGCACATCGTACGCCGGATCTTTGCTCAGGTATCCGTTCACTTCGGACGCCTTGATGTCAATACCCTTGCAGGCATCTGCGATCCTTTTTGCTGCTCTTGAAGGATTCATGCTTCTTGCTGTCACTAGATTTATATAGTTTGCGTCAAGTCTATTGTTCAACAGTCTCTCGTGTAGGACTTGTTTGGCTAGGTTTATTCGCACTTGTCGTTCTATATGCTCTGATGAAAGACTTACATAGCCTTGTACGGTGTCCTTCACCTGCCTCGCTACGTCCTTGTGTATATCGCGCATGGTTGGAATATCACACGTTGGATAACGCTGTAGTATATCCGCCTTGACCGCGTTGAACAACTCCACATCGCCCCACATGGCAAGCTCTCGGGCTCCTCCGGCTAGTGCTTCTACTTTGATTCCAGCATCGTCCGGTGCGTTCGTATAGCACATGGCTGAGGCGATGGAAATCAGCTTCAGGGCTCCTGTTTGTATGTGATGGGCATACTTCAGGCGTGTTATGGTCCTGGAGACGAACTCCAACCCATCAACGTCCGTTAACTCTGCGGCACCTTCGACCGTCTTGTCCATTCCTGTCAGGGTCAGGCCAACCTTTGCAGCGAATTCTGTGAAGTATTCTGCTGTGATCCCTTGCTCTTCCAGGAAATCGGACCAGCAGCCTACTGTGTCATCACCGCAGGAAGTCGTGTAGATCTCTTTCTCCAAGACGTCGACACGCATGGCATCGTGCCCTAACTTCTCAAAGATGGCGAGTCTTAGAGCAAGAAAGACCACAACACCATCAAAGAAAGAAGTGCATCCCATGCCTGAACACACACCACCTTGTTTGTACACTAAGTTGTCATCGAGCAAGAGAGGTGCCCAAGCCACACCGTCCACCATACTATCCAGCCAGTTGCTAAGAGCTGGGTTCGCTCCGTAGAATCCTTTGCAGAACTCCGCGGCCATACGCATAAGCTCCCATCGAACTGTGAGGTCAAAGCTGGAGATGTCGAACATGCACTTGTTTGGGTGTTGTTTGAGATTGTCGGCTAGCACAGGGAACCACGTGCAGGCATCAAAGGAGACTGCTACGGGTGTGTCCTTGAGTTTAGCCATCTTGTACTGTATTGGCAGCAAAAGCGACCGCTGATTGACCACAGATGCAATGTCCAATCCATGTACTAGACGTTTCTTCCAGTTCTTCTCTTCTGGTAGGTTCTCACTCTTGAGATGTACGGATGATGGCAGCAAGATCGTCCTCCTACGTTTGCCCTCTCTACGTTGGGATGCAATCAGCCATTCCACGTACGCACCGTGCGCACCTGTGAATATGCCGTGGTCACCGAGGAAGTCGCGTTTCTTGCTTTTTCCTTTGAACAGAGTCTGCAAGAAAGCTCCTGAGCTTTTCGCCATCGGTATGGGTTCAATCCCGACCGCAGCGTCACCCCATATGGCGGTGTTGATGTCCAGAGGGTGGGCTTTTCTCCCGCATCTACCTCCGAAATGTTCACCGTAATCTCGGGCCATCTTGAGACCACGTTCAACAATGCCTTTGTCTATCTGACCAGCAACGTTGGCATTAGCTTTGTGCAGCCGGATGTTGTAAGCCTGTTTCTTTCCTTTGGCATCTGCAGGTATCCGATGCGCATGGTGGTCTTCTATTTCTTTTCTGGTGAGCACTGGGACTTTCGTGATTTTGAAATGTGGTAACAGGAAACCTCCATCCAATAGTTCCTTCGTCTGCCGTGTGTCAACGGGGATGTGCGAAGCGAAACCGTGAGTGGGGCCTAAACCGGGTCCGACAGGCGTGTACCTAGTTTCAGAGTCTCCAGGGAACAAGTTTATGCGATCTAACATTTCACCTGGCATGAGAAGTTCAGTTGGCTGTGCAGGACTATCTTTCAAGTTGTTGAGGGCCGGAATTGACACTGGTTTTAGGTCATCACAGTGGTTTGGGAGAGGTGCGTGGGACTGTGTGATCCTTCCTACGTCGTCCAGTTCTTCCAACGTCACCCCAGCTGCGTACGCTTTCGCCCCTGTGATTGCGCCTGCTATGTGATTGCCTACCCAGTACAGATCGTTGCCCACTTCCTTCAGGACGAGGTTACCACAATCGCCCGGGCCAGTGCGTGGTGCAGAGAGAAAATTATTGCTGGCGGGATCAAGCGTGTAGTAGGATTCATCAAAGCTTGTCGTCTCAGTGCGTATGGTGCCTTCCAAACCGCCGACACTACAGAACCTTCCAGTGAACTCATGCGTATTGAACGCTGGTCCTTTCTGGAGCACCAAGATGAATCTGCCAGCCATTTCTTTAGCTTCGTTGTTTGAGGGTATGCGCAGTGTACTCCGTTTCACACCGTCAAGGGCGACAACTTTCCCGTCCTTCATCGGAACTGCCCACCCGATGTCTTGACTGGCATACTGCCTGACCAGTTTCAACAGGTATTGGCAGCCGAGATGGTGTACGACAGGCACGCGTTCTTCTGCAAAGAAATGCAGGGGTACACGGCACAGCGACTGGAACATGAACGTTGCGAATCCGAGAGGGTTACCGGCGTGGTCGGTGACGCGTTTCTGGTTCTGTAGTACGGCTTGTATGCGGGACAAGTTTGCACCTTCTGAATAGGCGTAATTGTCATCATAGTTGTCGATGTCATCATCACGTCCGTTGAAATGGTATGAGAAGGCTTTTCCGTAATGGTCCAACACAGGTGTCTCAAACGGAATGCCGTTCATGTACTTTTCCTTGAGGCTAGGTTTATTGTTCACGAACCTACGCGCAATACTCGTGAGAGCCTGCGCCGCTTGCGGTGATAGATCTTCCACGTTGGTTTTCTGCAGTTTTGTTCTGTCCTCCACTTTGTTGATGTCATGTTTGTCTTGGTCACTCGTTTCAATGCCACTTCGCTTTTTACTGTTGTGCGTGCCATGCTGGTTGTTGGCGTAACTCGAGTAACTTCTACCGGCACGACCAGCTTGCGACTCACACTCACACATGCCGTCCACTAGTTCGGCTTGAACCTTAACGTAACGGTCACAAAAGTCCGGACTGCTGTAAACGCACGATTTGTTGTGTCCTTGTTTCATGATGTCAGCTAACTGTTCAAGAGAGCTTCGTGGGAATTTTGGTGGTGTGTAGTAAGACCACAGTTGGAAGACCATAATTGATCCAAGGAGACCTATGATGGCTCCTAATGCCCAGTAGAGGGTGGAGGTATTCTTGAGTGCTTCCTTGCATTTCAAGACGGCATCCATAATCCTGCGTTTCAGGTTCTTCTCTGGGATGACTGAGAAGGCCGTTGCAAGTTTGTCCCAACTCTTTGAGTCAGTGTTTTTGATACGGTGAAGGGTGTTGAAGAAAACTGTTTGCATGGCTTTGGTAACGGTGGCACTGCAGCAATTGTCCTGTTCATATCTGGTTCCATATCCTCTCTTCCAAGTTGTGGGAATTTCTGTCCAGGGTTGATTGTCCAAAACAGCTGTGAGTTGGTCTCTGTCTAACGGCATCATCACAGTTGTCACATCGTCGTCTCCCTTCCAAAGAGCTGGTGGTCTAGGTATCACGACGTAATGTTGTTCTGAACCATCATCTGCGGTCTCACACACCAGAGGGTTTAAGCCTTCGTAGCTGTTAACGCAGAACTCGTTTCCGTTTATGTAGATGGTGACTGTCTGGCTCTGGTAAAAACATCTGAGATCGTTGTGTTGTCTGAGAGTCCTGGCGATTACATCAACAATCGTTGCGTCAACGTCACCAGTGAACTTGGAAGCACTGTGTAAAACGTTCTCTCTGAAGGCCATGGCAGCATGGGCTGAGATGTTGTTGGCCACATGTGTCAGAGTTTCTATCAGGGTGAATTCTTCAGAGAAATCTGTCATGAAGAGATCAGCCTCGTCACTGGAGAAGGGCATGGTGACTGGCATCTCCTCAAGCTGTTTGATCTTGTCTTCCCCCAAGAATTTGATGTAGTCATAGTAGGGTTCGTAACCTGAAATCGAGTTGCCTTTCCTGTCTTCCAGACCAGTTCCTTTGGCACAGTAGTATGACCCACCGTTGCTGGTAGGATCCCAACCGAGACGTTTGGCGAAATGTTG